CAGGTCCGGTTATCCGACCAGCCGTAAAACATCGTTCTGCAAGTGCCGCATTGGTAAACTGTCATTTCATTCCCCCAGGGGCAATTCAACGCCCTGTTCGAGGAGATCCAGCTTTATTTTGATGATCTCCTGTTCGGCGCGTTCGATCCGATCCAGTTCCCGCTGCCACGCGTTCATAAGCACCTGAATCAGAGCTTGATTGCTTCCTACATCGACCTTAAAAGCCGGAACTGTTGTCATTGCCGTTTCCTTTAGTTAAGGCCGGGGCTACTACTCCCCGGCCTTTACACAGAACCTTCCGCGCTCAATCCGGTGAGCTTGCCGTCATTCCTTTCTCTGGTTTGCCGATCACCCCCTTCCACTAGCTGTTCAACGTATTTCGCCAGCATCCGCCCGCCGTCGCCGTTCCTCATGGCCCGCTCCGCCTCTTGATAGGTGATAGGGCCGCGAGGGCGACCGGAGAGAAGGTCGAGGCGGGCTTCAAGGGCTTCGATGCGGTTTTCGAGGTATTCAATGCGGGTCATGGGTTGATCCTATTTCTTGCTGTTTGCTATGTTTCTATCTCTCGCTTTTTGAGCGGCCAGAAATGCCAATGGAACTTTATCCCGGCTTTGTCTGTTATAAATGTCTTCCAGTTGGTCAAGGTGTTGCTGAAGGTTCGCCTTTTTCTCCATCATCCCGGAGAATAGTTTGATCTTTGCTTTGAATTTTGAAATACAGAAACTATCGACCCACACAACCTTGGAGATAGCCTGTACGAAAAGGGTATTGCTAAAGAACGCGATCCCGCATTTCTTAGCATGTAAAACAATGTCCTTTACAATTTCGGCATGGTCTGAATCCTTGCGGATCTTGAATGTCCCATCCTTGAATTCACTTTGAAAGTTTCCGCTTCCTGCGCTGTGACCGCCGAGCATGGACATCGTATTTTGGAGGCCGATGCCCGTCTCATCCATGTACTCACTAACCTTTACGTAGTCCTTGTTTTTGCCCTCCCGCATGTGCGCTGTGAGATAATCTTTTACGACCCAGCGGTTTGTTGAACGTTCAAGCTCAAAAATACTTGCCTTGTCTTCACAGACAACGTAATAGAATGGTATGCCGAGTTTCCGGGCGACATAGAACCGGTGATGCCCCGCTTTTATTTTGAATTTTCCAGCCCCGTTGCTTACACAGTGAATCGGATAAGCCGGGATGTATCCATGCTTCTTCATGGACTCTTCAAGCCTTCGCGTCTTTTCGACATCACGATTGAAATTCAGTAATTCAAATTTAGCGCTGTTATTTGTACATCCGAGCTGATTCATGATTTCCCTCCTTTATGATTTTGAATCCACCGCTCCACTTTACTCAACGCCTCCGACCGCTTCGGGTCTTTTGGGTGAATTCGTTCAAGTTGACTGATCGCTATCGCTGCAAATGCCATTGCGTCAGACGGTTCTTGCGGCTTTGGAACGGGGGCCGGTTTCTCCGGCATGGTCATCCCCTTCACGATCTTATAGACATGAGCCGCCGTAACCTTGCCTTCCGGGGCGGTGGCGACGGCCTGCTGCCAGGCTTCTTTTTGTTTTTCGGGATTATTACGGAGCTTGGCAAGGGGGCGGAGTTGTGATTCAGGGATGGTCTCTGTTTTTTCCGCAATTGCGGAAATATTTCTTTCCGTATAAGCAGAGGCAAGCTGCGAATAAAGATATGACTGACCTTGCTTAAACTCAGCTACCACGCACTCCCGCCAGCTTTGATAACCCATCGCAGCCCATCCCTCGCGTTCATAGAGTTCAAGAACGAGCGAGCGGATGTTGTTCATGTCGGCGTTGATCTTCTCAACGCATTCCCGCGCTTCCCTGTCGGTCATCATCCTTTTGGTTATTTCGTTCATGTCCTTGATTTCCCTTATGTTAACAATGCCCCGTTTTTGCCTTCAAAATGTTTACCATTGTCAAACAATTGTTAACGTGACATGCTAAAAAATTTTGCTATGATCGTTTCAAAAGGTCGCGCAATTCCGTGCGGCCCTTACTCTGGATCAGGAGAATGGTTTTGTAATCGTCAAGGAAACCCTTTATTGCGTACTCATGGAGGAGCTCAGACATGCCGACACCTTTTGCACCACAAACCATTTCGAGGTCGGATTTGAATTTGTCCCCTACCCGGAAGGCGATGAGGTTTAATTTTTTTTCATCTTCAACGGGTGACCGGGGATTTGACCAATCAAGCTTAACCTGGACAGCCATGATCTACCCTCCTATTCAGCTTTCGGCCAGATTGTCCGCACGTTGGTTCTTAGGATCGCCACGATCTCCTTGAGGCGATAGTCCGGGGCGGCGTCATAAAGGATTTGATGCACCCGGTATTTTGAGACCGGAGGATTGAGGAGCTTGCCGATGGTGCGAAGGGAGAGGCCGAAAAGATGGAGCTTGGAGTAAAAAAGATTTCTGTTTACATTTCGCTTGATTTTTGGTTTATTCATTTTTGATTGTCCTCTACTTTGTTTATGGAAGGAACAGAATATGGAGAATAAAACCACCGTTAACGTTGATTGCGATTCCCTGTTTTCCTCTTTGCTTTCCGGGACGCTTGTGAGTGCGTTTTACTCCGCTCTGATCCTGGAGAAGATGAACGGGGTAGAGATAACGCAGGATGTCCGGGATAGGGTTGCAATGGAGGTTCAGCAGCTTCACGCTGCTTTTCATTCCGCGAGGCTGACCGCAATCGCAAATCTCGCATTGCACGGATCAAAGGAGCCGTAAGAAGATTTGCAAGTTTGGCCGGGTCTCTATGTTTTGTTGTGATCGTGATTGTGTTCATGGGTTCTCTCCTGTTTATGGAAGGATTGGGCCATGCCAGACTTCATACCAATCGATTCTTACGCGGAAATAAAACGTCTCCAGTCGCAAAAAAAAATTCTTAAAGCGGAGAATGCCGTTCTGAAGGCCGAGAATGAAGCATTGAAAATGGAGCGGGACAAGTACAAGAAAAAGTTTCGGAGACTTGAAAAGGAGCGCGATTAATCTCATGGGGTGGTTCCCTCCTTGCTTAGAAAGGTTAATTTATGCAGATTAGATCCGCCGACTGTCCGGCAATCAGGATTTGCGACGCCATTGGAGCTACCCGAGCAAGCTGCCGAAAAGGTGAATCCGTACCTCTCGACAGTGAATTCAGGACCGAAAAGTGCATGGCCGCCATTATCCTTTTGATGTTTCGGCTTGGGGACGCAACGCTTGAGCCTCTTCTTTCGTCACAACCCGCTCCCCCCGATGCAGGGACGCCGGGTAGTTGTCGAACGGAACGTGAATAGCCGCCATGCCTCTTTTGGTTTCTCTGGTGACAATGGCGCAAATAGCTTTTGATATTTCGGGGTGATTGATGAGGCGGATCAGAAACCGGATAATGAGTTTTTTAATCATGGTTCCCTCCTACACGGTGTTGAGGGCAATATAAACGAATCTTTTAGCCTTGTCAAGTTTTATTTTATAAATCTTTTATGCTATGGATGATTTGATTAAAAGGGTAAAGGTATCTTGTGGTTATACATCCCAAGCGGCCATTGCTGAGGCCCTCGGGATGTCTCCGCAGAACTTTTCCAGCCGAAAAAGGACGGGTGGCATAAAAGAATCTTTGATAAATCACGCCATAGAAAAGGGTGCGAATCCCATATATCTCCGCACCGGCCAAGGTTCCCCGAAAGCCGAAGATAAAACTACCGACTACTGGAAAGGAAAAGCCTTTGAGGGATTGGAGGCGCGGATTAAGGCCCTTGAAGGTTTCGTTATAAGCCATAAACAATTCTCCTTGGAGAGAGATAAGAGAATCGACAAGATTAACGATAAACTTAATGAGTATGCGGAAACGGGAGATATGAAATATCTAAAAAAAGAACGCGAGGCCGGGTAATCGCCCCTTCCGGCTGTCGCATCATCCTCTTCCCATCTCTCGGGGGGCTTGAATCAGTACGTTGCCGGAGCAGGATCGAGCAGAGAGAGAGAGAGAGAGAGAGAGAGAGGAAAAATAAATAAGGAGGGACCATGAAAAAGATCATCTGGATCATTTTTTTGACGGTGTTCCTTGTGGGGTGTGCTACAGGCAAGCCCTTAACATGGGAAGATATTTATGCCGGGCCGTTCCCCGACTGTGAATCCATAATAAAGAAACACCTTCAGGAATCCCTTTTTGATCCCGACAGTCTCAGAGATTTTTCGATGGATTCGCCTTGTCAGGGAACAACCTTGACCTCTGGATATCCGAAATTTAATCTGCGGAAAGGCCAAGAGGTCTATGAATGTAAATATGTCTGGTACAATGCGAAGAATCGAATGGGTGGGTATGTCGGCAAAAAACCGCACATATATTGGATCAGGTATAACGAGGTCGTCGCTGTTTGGTAGCCATGTCCCTCTCATAATACAGGTCAAAAATAATGCTTGACAAATGGAATCAACATCGTTTAGGCTTCAGCCAGCGGGTAAGTGAGGATTCAAGAACTCGAAGCAAGGGGCGAGGCACAGAAAAAGATTCTGTCTCGCCCCTTCGCTTTTTTATGCGTGCCCCCGTAGCTCAATCGGATAGAGTACCTACCCGCTAAGTAGGGTGTTTCGAGTTCGATTCTCGACGGGGGCACCACACAAAGAACACCGGCCCACTGATTGCCATTATAGAACAATCGTTCTTATTTTTAAGAAAGATTTCACATGAGCTTGGAATTCTACAACCGCTTTTTCATCATCTATCGCCCCGACGGGAGATATGGGAAGCGGGTCCGGTTTCCGATCCCCTCGCATATTCAGGACCGCGCCGAGGCTCAACGCTGGCACGATGATTTCATCCGGGAATGGAAGGCGGCGAGGGGGAAAGAGGAACCCCGCGCCCTGACCGGCCTCACCATAGGCCAGCTCTGGCCATCCTATCTTGAATGGTCAAAGATGCACCACGCGGCGACAACGCACCGGGACATCGAAAAGAACGTTGGCCAATGGGTGATAAAGTATCTCGGCCAGTATGACGCGGAAGGGATCGGGCCGCACCATGTAGGGATCTACCAGAGGATGAGGGCGGGCGGCGATCATCATCCATCGAACCGGACCATCAATAAAGAACTGGCATATCTCGGCGGGATGATCAAATGGGCAGGCAGGCAAGGGCACATCACGCCGCGAAGGGTTTCAATGGATAGGCTGCCGTATAAGCGCCCACTCCCCCAGGTCCTCTCGGCCCCGGAAGTATTGGCGGTCATAAACGCAGCAGAACCTTTTTATCGCGCCTATCTGCTCTCCCTGTTTGTCATGGGGTTGCGCTCAATCGAGGCCCGGAATCTCCGATGGAAAGACATCGACTGGAGACGGGGAACGGCGAACATGATCCAAAAAGGCGGCACCATGAAGTCTCTGCCGATGGGTCCGGCTCTTATGTCGTCTCTAAGGACGATCGCCCCGCCTGAGTCAAACCGCAAAGCCGGATGGGGTGATTTGCCAGTATTCCTGAACCCGGATACGGGGAAGGCCGTCTTTGACATCCGAAAGGCAATCCGGCGGGCCTGCAAAAAGGCAGGAATCGAAAAGAGAGTAACACCGCATATGCTCAGGCACTCTTGTGCAACCGCAATGGTCGATAAGGGAATCAATCTCCGGGTGATTCAATCCTTCCTTGGACATTCAAATGTCACCACAACGGAGATCTACACCCACGTGTCACTTGAAAATTTAAGGGATGCCCAAAAACTTATCAGTAGGGGATTGCGGAATAAAATTGGCCGCAGGAAAGGCGCACAAATAATACGTTTGGACACAGCCAGAAAATGAAATGCAGCACCGGCGCGGGTTTCCGAAGGCGACCGGAGTACTTTTAATCCGTTGGTCACGGGTCCGATTCCCGTACGACCCACCAGTAAAAACGGGGGCTTGCGATAGTTTTCGCAGCCCCTTTTTTTGATGCCAGTTTGACACATTTTGACACACCCCTATTTCATCTTTGCCGCATACGCCGCTTTGACTTCCGGCGTCCAGATCGCCGCTGCCATTGCCTTTATGGGGGCGTCGGCCATAGCCTTCGGATCATCAAACTGCCCCGGAACGTAGTCGCCATATTCCCCGAATACCTCTGCGATCTGCTTCCCATCCTTGAAGATATGGGTTATCTTGTGAACCTTCATCCTGCCATCTGGTAGTACGTCGAGTTTGTAACCTGTTTGTTCGGTGAGCATTGTGTCCTCCTTATGCTGGTGCCGTAACCGAAACGACTCCGCCAAAGACATTTATGGATAATACGCGCGTATCGTTGCAATAATTCTTTATCGTAATAACACTTGCGGCTTGGAAAATTGCAAGTTTACTTGAATCCACATCAGTAATAACCCACTCGCTTGATACATCACCAAGAACCGTAATTGTTGCAGAGTTCGGTGATACCCAAAATAGTGCCGCCGCACCTGTAGAAGCATTATAGATATTGACTAATACCCCACCTTGCATTGTAATAGTTATTGATTGATTATCTAAAAGAGAAATGTTCCCAATCGCATATCTACCCCCTACATTGAATACTCCTGTATTAATTGGGTCTTTGTTTGCAAAAGTGGCTCCGACAGTAGAACCTAAGACATTTCCAGTAAATACCGGACTCGCCTTCGGTGCCTTGCCACTCATCGACACGCCTTCGTCAAGGTGCGTCGCAGCAGTGACATGGAGTTCGGCCGATACATTAATGAGAGGAGTTCTTATATCTTGCAGAATCCACCGCTTATTCCCTCCATTCGCATCGGGGGCGATGATATTCGGGCTGGACTCCGCCGCTCCCGACGTAGCGTTGAGGCGATAAACATACAAGACATCCGAGACCATGACAAAGGCGAATTCGCCTTCCTGCAAGGCTGCCCCGTCAATGCCGTCAAGGGCCGATGCCCCGCCCCCGGTGAGAGCCGTTTTTTTCCGGACAATCAAGTCTGACATTTTATCCTCCTATGGAGTCAATACCAAAAGTTCTATGGTTAAATCCCGCTCGGTCAATTCATACGGCGTCCATTCGAGTTTCGATGGGCCGATGTAATAAGCCTCTCTTGAAACCGATAGCGGAGTTGACGCCCATGCGATCCCGGACGCCCATGCGATACCGGACGCCCATGCAATAGACTTCCCAAAGATATCGGTAAAAACGAATCGGAAGGCATTTGCCGAGAAGTTCACCGCCCGGAGGAATGTCAACAGGTTTGCCAGATCGGTCGGGTCTATCACAGGCCAGGTGAGTTCCCAGATATCGGCCATTGCGGTTTTTTCATAGACATATTTATTTTCACCGCCGGACTGAGCCATCGGATTTTTCCATTGCCTTGTGCATCCGACTCCGCCCATTGCCGGGTCGTGGGTGAACGTGACGGAAGTTCCTCCATATATGAATTGCATCGCCATCACGGCACCTCGATTTCAAGCGTGACTTGAAACAGTTCCAGGGTGAGATTCTTGAACTGAAATTCCTGATAATCAAGAATCCGGCAGCCCGTGTATGCCGTCGCTTCGTAGTCCGTGAACGTGAAGGTATGCACCCCGCCGTGCATGAGATTGATGAAGGCCAAAAGGGTGATCATGTCGGCTTTCGGCAACGCCTCCCAGGTCAATAACCGCCCATGAATGTGGCCGTGATCATATACATAGAGATCCGCCCCGGCATACGCCTTCGGCTGATAGTGCTCCTCGCTCTGGGAATACCCGCCGCCCTTTGCCGGGTTGACTGAAGGCGACCAGGAGGCCACCGGCGCCGCGCATGAGAATGATATGAGCGCCATCAGTATTCCCTCGCTTGCAGAATGATCTTGTCAATGGCATTCCCGCTGCCCGGTTCCATCCCCACCTTGCGAACCTCGCAAACTATACCCCCGGCTTCCGTGAGCGTCACGGCGTCGGCGAATTCAAGTTCAAATTGATCAAGGAACACCTCCCCAGTAATGACCTTTTTCCGGTCCTTGTATCTTGCTAAGTAAAAATCCCGGAGGTCCGTAGCCATGGCCGCAACCGTGATGAAATCAAATTGGAATGTTTCCGGGTCCTCCTTCTCGCCATAGGCCGTGATGCTTGTCGCGTCGCTCGCCGTGGTGACCGCCTGGTAAGCCTCGGCTCCGGCGGACATTGACCAATCGCGATTGTAATAAATCCGGATCTTGTTTATTACTTCATCCAAGGGCGAGCGGGTGATTTTCATCGTCGTGGTGAAATCATCGTTATCCGCGAATTTCGCTATTGTCTTATCCGATGAAAGCGAATCCGGGCGGTAAAGCAGATATGCCTTTGAGTTGGCGAACCGGAACCAGCAGCGGCATTGTAAGGCCATGTAAGCGCACCATTCCCGGATCTTCTTTCTGGTGTTTATAACCACTGAAAAGACGTATGAATCAGCGGCGAAAGAGGCGGCGGCGTCAGTGCTGAAATTGGATTCTTCAAGGCCTGCATAGGTATAGAGGAAATGTTCGAAGATAAAGTCTGGACGTTCTATAAGTGCTGTATCATACAACCCAATTCGACGCACACCCATTTTGGACACGCCGCCCCAATTATCAGCAAACTTGAACGCATAATATCTATATCCTGTTGTATTGGTCACGGTGATGTATTTCGGATCGGCGGCGTTGGCTGCGGAATGCTGATCAAGCGTCGCCTGCGAGCACGTTAATTGCGTCCACCCGGTATCGGTTCCATAGGTGAGTTCGGCAAAAGAAGCTGCGTCATTTGATCCCCAAAAGGTGAAAGTTTTTGCGCCTAATGTCGTGCTTACCCCGGAACTATGGAAGTTTTCATAATATATCTTCGTGATTACTCTGGCCTTCCCCAGATCAATATGGAATCGTTGATTGGTTGTTCCAAAATCTTCAGAGGCCCATGAAGTATCGGCCCATGTTCCTATTAAAGATTTTGTATGGTCAGTCGCATAATAAGGATAGCCGGGAAGCGCATTTGTCGAAGTCGCCTTTGTATATACATCGCTATGGACAGGCGGATAGTGCGCCCCGCCTATATAACCGTCCCCGGAAATCAGCAGCCTTGAATCCAGTAGATCGGCTTCAAGCGTGACTGATACGACGGCTTTCCCGGCATATCCGGCGAGGTCGTTGGCTCCGCCCTGCCCGGTGTATTTAGTACAAATCGAAGTAATGTCCACCGGGGGCTTTTCCGGCCTCACCGCATAAATGGTATCAATGGCCTCGACGGGATGGTTTGCGAACATATGCACGCTTGCCGTGATCTCGGCCACGGATTCCCCCAGTTCATGGGCCACCGCCGAACCGGGAAGTTTATAGACATCCTCTTCTCCCGTCTGCCAGGTTGACGCATAAATATCGCCGTTGAGATCACAGACTATCCCCTGCCAGCTATGATAAACTTTACCCAAGGCTACGAAAGTCCCTGCTCCTGCTGTCTGTCTGTAAATATCGCTGTCGGTATCGACGGCATAAACATCCCCATTCGGGGCCGCCGCCATTCCCCTCCAGTCGCGTGAAGTGCCGCCAAGGGCTGTGAAATCTCCTGTCCCGGCAGTCCGCATATAGATGTCGCCGTTGCGGACGGAGCAGTAAATGTTTCCCCCCGGCGTTGCCGCCATGCCCCACCATTGTCGATGCGTCTGATTCAGGGTAACAAAGTTACCCGCCCCGGCGGTCTGCATGTAGATGTCTTCTGCATCAACGGCGGCATATATATTTCCGTTCGGGGCCGCGCACATACCCACCCAATATCTCGAAGTCTGGCCGAGAGCAACGAAATTACCCGCCCCGGCGGTCTGCATATAGATGTCGCCTCCGTAGTCAGAGGCGTAAACATTTCCGTTTGGGGCCGCAGCCATGCCGGTCCATTCCCGCCCGGTTTGCGCCAAAGCAATAAATTGATCGGTCCCGACTGATTTTTTATAAATATCGCCTGTTATCTGCGAAGCGAAATAAACATCCCCGCTGGGCGTGACACATCCCATGTTCCAATAAATGTCTGCCGGGAGATTCAGTCTTTCCAATGCCTTTCCGGGGCTTCCCGCGCTGTTGTAGCCCCGATAGCAAGATGTTATATTCGCCCCGGATATTGCAACAATCTTGATCTTCTCCGCGCCGATCATGATGATTGAATTCGCTGCGAGCCCGGTCCCGGATGTCAGATTGAAATTGGTCTGTATGATGGTGATCGCCTCTTTCAGGGATGTCCTCAGGCCGATGTCGAGGCGAAGGGCAGGGACCTTTTCAACCGCTCCGTAAATGATCGGCAACTGATAGCCCACGTCATCGAGATCCGCGTCGGCATAGTCGGCCAAGGAAAGCACATCGCCCGGATGCTTGTCATACTTGACGGACTGATCGACAAAATCCACGTTGTAAATCAGCTCGTTTTCTTTCTCGAAGTCCACGATGTTCCCGGTCCAGACCAATATCATGGGATCTGTTGCAACGGTCAGGCCCTCGAACCAGAGGTACAATTCAAAGTTGAGAGTTTCGACCGCCTCCGACCACAGAAGATCGTGGATGTCCGGGTCTGCATCCGGGTCAATGATGATCGACAGAGAGAAGTCGCTGACCATCGGCATTGAAAGTTCGTTTGAAATGTCCTCATCTATACTTCCCCATGAAGAAATCCATGGAAGGGTATCGCATATTTCTTTGAGGCTGAAATTGTCAAAGTCGCCGCTTGAATTTACATTGTTTGATAAAATCATGATGCCGCCGGCGGTCGCAGCGGTGAAGTCTATTGTCTGCGTGGCTGCGCTTGTCGTGGTTCCTAAAAGTTGAACCCCAGAATAATCATATATTCTCCATGTTCCAACGGCATTAGCCAGCGAAAATGTTAAACGATACCGTTTCCCGATAGTCGTCGGTGCGTTGGCAACGTCAAGTTTGCAATCCTGATTGATAGCGTTTGCCGTGATTGTGAGGTCGCCCGTTTCATCGTAAGCTGCCAAGTCGGTATTTGTCCACCAAGATCCCGCGGAAAAATCCCGGTCAACCTGATACGGCATTAGTTCGGTCGCGGATAGATAGGTAACAGTTCGATCGGACAGATAAACCGTTTTAGCAACAAACGGGCATTTCAGAATCCAGACAGGCTTTGCTCCGGTTTTCTTGTTTTTCTCGGTTTCAAACAGAGTGGTCAGGGTACGCATTAGTTATACCTTGCATTGATCCGCCGAAGTTCCTCTTTCAGCGGGCGGACGATTTCCTTTGCCATTTGTGCGGGTGAGAGGTTCGAGCCGTTGATGACGATAGACCCAGGGGAAAAGTTGATCGAACGGCCTGCCCTGTTTTCTTCTTTTGTCAACACCCGTTCGCCTTCATGGAGTCGGGCCGGGAAATTGTCATAGGGGACGTAAGAGAGGCCGCGATCCAGGGCGAAACCAAAGCCGGATGATTTAGGGGCGATCCCACCCATGAGTTCGGACAGCCAACCCATGTCGCTGTCAATCCCCCCAAAGGAGAATTCAGCCGATCCGCCTCCGGCTCCTCCTCCAAACATCGACCCGAGGGCATACTTGAAGGACGCCTTGACAGCGTTGGTCGCAACAGTTTTGAGTGCCTGCATTCCGATTTGTTCCACTATGGACCATATATCATTGGCTCCGACTCCGGCCCATCCCGTTCCGGCCAGGGCTTCAAATCCCCCAGTTCCGGTCTGGGTGAAAATGCTATCCATTGCGGACCCGACATATTGCCCCGCCGCCTGTCCTGCATAGGCAAGTATCCCGGCCAGGGCGATCTTGTCACCGCTCGCCCCGCTCATCATGGATGATATGATCGCGGAGCCAACTGCCAGATTTCCGGTCGCATATCCGCCGCCGACTGCGATAATGGCCGGAATAGCCCAATCCAGAAAGCCCCTGTTTGCGTGGCGGGTGTCATGCAACTGCCCGTCGGGAGTGATCCACCAATCATCATCGTTGTTATAGTTATATGGCCTAAAAAGAGGTTCCGCGCCCTTCCCGAACCCCTGAAGGTTTTCCCAATACTTACGGAAGGCTTCAAGGGTTGCTATCTGTGCGGCGGTCCCCTCGTTCCCTAGCGCATCGACAACTCCGCCCTCGGCGTATCCCCTCAGTCCGCCTTGCCGCATCATTTCGAGCAGGGGAAGGGTTTGATCGTTGACGGCGGAGCGGGGCATGACAAATTCACCGGGGGAAAGCATGGCAAGGATGGTATCGTTCGCCTTTGAGTCCCCGCCGGCGGTGTAACCCTGGATCAGGCCGCCATAAGCCTCTCCTTGCAGCGGGGCCGTGGGTTGCCATCCGCCGCCGCCCCCACCGCCGCCACCGCTCCCCGTCAACCAATTAAAAACCTCCAAACCTTTATTGATGATTCCGAGAATGTTTGAAGATTCCGCCGTCCACTCCGCTTGGAACATCATCAAAACATCTTTCGCAGCAGCCTCCACTACCATGGTGGCAAGTGTATCCGTGAACTTGCGGAGCATGGTATCCGAGAAGGTTTCCCAAACCGCTTGCGCGTCAATGGTGCCGGTCTTGAAGCCTTGAAACAGGATGTCAGAAAGGGCAGTCTTGGAGGAGTCGGCAAAGGTCTTGAAGATCTGATAACCGGATTCCCCGAAGGTCGTGGCGTCGCGCTGCATTTCGAGGTATCCGGCCTTGACGCCGTCAACGAAACTGTCAGAGGATTTCAGTTTTTTGAGATTGAGGTCATCCAGTTGTTGCGCTACCCAGACGGCAACGGCGACCTGATCAACCCCGGCGGCCTTGTATTTTTCGGCCTGAGCCTGAATTAGTGCTTCTTCTGACGCATAGTATTGATTCGCATACCCCCGGAGATCCTTGTAAATCTCGCGTTCATACTGACCGCGTTTTTCGGCGGCTTTTATTGCATCTTTGACTTCCTCAGCCTTCCACTCGGCCATTCCCTTGTGATATTCTTCCTGCTGATTTTCAGACCATTCGAGATATTCTTCTTCTTTTTTCTGTTTATACTTTAGCTTATCGATCCAGTTCTTTTGATCTTTATCGTATTCTTCTCCTTTGCCCTTTGTTAGTTCTGCTGCGTTTTTCTCGGATTCTGTAAGCCATTCCCCTTCTCTCGCGATGAAATAATCATACCGCTTTTTCTCAGCCACAATCGCATCATCGGCGGCCTTCTTTCCCGCCTCTGCATTCTCCTTGACCGCCTTCGTATCATCTACGCGGGCCTGTACCGTATTCTTTATCTGTGCAAGTTTCGCCTCCGCCTGAATCATTACCTCATTGCCGACCAGGACGACATTTGACAGGATATCCGCGCTTTCCTTATGCGCGACGTTGGCTTCCTTTGTGGCTTCAGTAACTTTGATGGTTTCACCGGTGAGCAGATCCACGCTCGCAGACATGGCGTTAATCTTCGCCGGGGCATCGAGAATGCTCACTACCAAAGTCGCCGCAAATTCAGCCAGCTTCAGCTTTGCATTCGCCCATGCCGCTTCCATACGTTCAATCTTATCGGCTGCATCGTTGACGCCTTTCGTTTGCTGCGCTTGCAGTTCCGTCGCCTTGATTATGGTCATGTTGAGCATGGCCTGAGCTTTTTCGGCAGCGGTCATTTTTGATGCAAGTTCACCGAAAGCAGCTTCAAGGTCAATGGAGGTCCCAAGATAGGGAAGGAGGGCTCGGGTCTTGCCGGTTTCCATCGCCTGAGTCAGATCCTGAAGGGCGACCGTCGCAGTCACCCCGCAAGCATCGCCGAGGATTTCCGCAGCGTCCGCAAGGGCCGTTAATTCATCCGGCTTCAAGCCCTTCGCAATTCCCCCCAAGGCGATGGTCATCAAATCGGCCTTTGAGATCAGGCCGGAGCTGGCCGTTTCCATTGCCTCAACTATGGCGTCGGCGGTCGTTCCGTACTTTGAGGAGAGGTTATCAAGGATGCCCTGCTGCTCTTGATATTCGGCCCCGACTTTGGCAAGGTCCCAGGCCTTATTGACGGCATAGATAGCAGTCGCGGCGGCGGCGGAGAAGGCAATCCAGTTTGATTTCAGGGTTGAGAGGAGGGAGGTTTGGCGCCCGAATTGCTGTTCATCCAAGGCTTTGAGCTTGTCATGATATGCCTGCTCCGCCCTCAGCTTGTCAGTCGCCGAGGCTTTGGCGGAATTGGTGATCATGTCAAAGCTGTTCTGGATCTTCTGACGCATGAGATCCATTTCAGCGGATGATTTTATGCCGAGATTCTTGAAGTTCTGTTCAATGTTCAGGGTGGTAGTTGTGGCGTCTTGAAGGAGCTTTTGCTGGCCTCTTGTATAACGAGAGGCGTCTAAGTCCAGTTCCGCAAAAATTACGCCGACCGATCCGCCTGCCATTTTACTCACCGTTCCTCAAAATACTTTGTATCGTCGATTTACTTGCATTCAGGGCGGGACGAAGGAAGGGTCTTGCCCTCATCTTCACCGTCCCGTATTCGACCATGTGAGCGTAGAAGGCCCCGCGCTCCGCCCCTTTCTTCATACTGCCGCCCTTGGCCCTGTGTCCGGCATAGATGCGGACATTTCGGCGAGGATCGCCCCGAAGTCTTGTAACGCGGATTGAGTTTTTCAGCGTCCCGGTATCGACCGGGACCCGTTGACGGGCGCCATCGGCGACTACCTCGGCGGCCCTTTCGAGCCGGTCCATAGATGCCGCTATGATCTCCCCGTCATATTTTTGCGGATTCCAGTTACTAACCCTCATTGTCCTGTTCCCTCAGTTGATGGTGGAACAAGGCGAGCACTTTTTCGAACGTGCCCGTCCTATCCTTGATCCCATAGGCATCAATCGCCGCCCAGACTGCATTGTGGTCAAGATCGACCACCACATCATACTGTCCATTAAAGCGTGTCCGTATCTGGCCGCGAACGACTTGAAAAATCCTCGCGGCATCCTCATTTTCCACCTTCAGCTCTACCCGGCAGGATTGGCACGGCGGCTCGTCGGGCGGCTTCCTTTCTGCATAGTCCATCCGGCATTTTTCACATGCCGTCATGGTTCTGCCATCTAACTCAAAGGTGGATCGAGCCTGAAAGTCCACGAACTCGATCCAGTCGATCAGTTTTTTTCAGCGGCCTTTGACTTTGCTTCGTCCGCTTCCCGGAGCGCCTTCAGGCCGTTTTCGACCGCCTCAACAAACTCCGGCGCCTTCCCCGATGTCATGAGCAGGACCTTGTTTTCCTTCGTGCAGGGGATAGGCTTTTTGTTCTTATCGAACAGGTCTTCCCATCCCATGATGATCCGGTCCCACTTCATTTCATCAAAGAGATCACCGTCAAAATGGAATCCCTCGAAACGCCGATAGACCAGCTCTTTTGTTTTCGGGTCTTCCAATAGCGGATACTCCGCCACTGTTTTCCCCGTGGCCTTCCGGATCTCCCTCAGATCATTCAATGTCAGGAGGCGGATTGTCACCTTCCCGCCGCCCTTCAGTTCAAAGGTCCCTCTTTCGGTCTTTTCTTCAAGATCGACAATCATCTAAAATCCTTTCCGCCTTTCGGCTTAGATCAGATACATGAAGGCCCCGGAGACCTTGCCCTCAAAACTCGTTTTGGCGACGTTGTTCCGGTCGGCCTGGATCGATATCGCGTTGGTCATAAGGATCGCCCCGCTGGTCCCGATGGTGTAATAGCTGGTCGAGTTGATCCAGAAACGCGGCCCGCTGGTGGTGGAGTTGACCAGCTTGACCTTATTCACCATGCATGACCGGAGAGTGTTCTGTTCCGGATCGGTCGGATCGAGACAGACGCCGGTGATGGAAATCGTTCCGCCATCAGCCGTGCCGAATTCAAATTGATCGATATCGTCCCCGAATTCGGAAACATCGATCGTCTTTCGCGTTCCCCCGGAGATTGCCCATGTGCCCGCCCCCAAGACCTTGGAAGTCGCGCCCAGCGTGACCTTCTGAAAACTTCCGCTCTGTACTGCCGCCCTTGTGGTTCCCATTGTCATTACCTCCTGTTTCGTGGTGCTGTTTTCAGGGCAAAGAAAAAGGCGGCATGAATAGAGGGATAGCCCTATCCAGCCGCCTTGTTTCTCTCTTGCGTTCCCTTTGGATGATCAGTCCGCCGGGAAACCCTGATTGTTAGTTGTCTTCAGATACCCCCATTGCCGCAACTTTTTTTTCTTTCGATAATTTCATTGCCCGATATAAAAGACTCGTATTTCGATCAACGATCATTGTTGTCAAATGCCCCGCCGGAACTGATGTATCAACAAAGATCCGGTATCCCGCCGCTTTTAATTCCTGACATAGGCCGATATCTTCCCCCAAAACAGATCCGTCCGGGTTCGTCTGCGCCTTGAACCATGGCCGGGGCATCTTGCGAAATACCTGCATGTCGAACATGAGACATCCGCCGCCGGTCGCATCCACTTCTACCAGCTCTCCATCCTTCCATTCATCGATACTCACATAACCATTCCGGTGTTCATCGATCTCAACCGATTTAAGCATGAGGCTGTCAAAGGGTGGGTAGCGCCGGTGCACCAGGGCGCCCACAACTGGCAGCCGGTGAGATAAGAGTTTCGTGATCGTCTGAGGATGATAGACTTGATCCACATCCATCTGAATAAGGTGTGTCGCGCCGATCTCCAGGGCCTTATCCACAAGGTTGTTCCTCAGTTCATGGATCGGCCCATTCTCGGCGTGAAGAAAGGTGAACGGCGGACGATCCATTTCTATGAACGAATGGAAAAAGCTCGATGGCACCCAAGGGAAACTCAATGGGATTCCGATTGCCAAATGGAGGTTGCTTATCTTCATGCGGCACCCCCTACGGGCAGAAGCCAGTTCCGGGTTCGATATCTCTCCTTGTCGTAAATCTCCCTTCCGTGGTTCCATACGAATAGGACCACATCCGGGGTATCATCCTCCGCAAATTGGCTATAAGACACAACCGGGATATGCTTACCCGGTGAAAACTTGCCTTGCTTTTCCGGCGTCGTATCGTAAATCTTGCTCACGATATCCGGCCCGATATCGCAGTAGTTCAGGACGGTCGTGCTCTTCGCCGCTGCGCCGTACCCGACAACGGGCCTTTTCAGAGCCAGTAGATTTTTCTTAAATTCCGTTGCACATCTCTGCACGGCCTGTCCGAAGTGCTGGAACACATCAAATGAGTTAAGCCCTTCATGCTCTACGGCCTGATCAATTTTCCCGTTGCTATCCTCCGCCCTCTTATGCCCTATGAAATATCTGATCGATCCCCCGTGCGTCGGGAGAATTTCAAAGTCAATAATTTCAAGATGGTGCATATTAAGTGCATTTCGCATCGAGGCGATTGACGTGTAGAAGATATGCTCATTATAAATCTGGTCGTATGCCAACTTATCTATGATGCTCCGCAAATAGGGCTCTTCGTTAATCCACACTCCGCCTTGCGCGAGCATTATCTTAATGTTTCTCAAGACGCCGTGACGGTCGGGGATATGGGCGAAGGTGTTCGCGGATATGAAAACATCTGTGGCGCCATGCCATCGTTTCGAGTCCTTTGCCGGGAACGTCTCAAAAGGTTTCGGATATACCGAAATGCCCTTGGACCTTGCAACTCGGGTGACGCTCTCAGATGGGTCAAACCCCATGTGTTCCCAATTTTTGAAATGCTCAAGGAATGTCCCGTCATTGCTGCCGATTTCCATGATAGTCCCATTCGCCGGCAGATATTTCTCTTTGATCAGTTCTGAAAATTGCACAAAGTGTTTTATCATGCCCTGCGATGTGCCGGTGAAAAACGGATAGTTTTCGTTGAACACTCCCCTGCCCTCGGGACATTCCCCGAGCTGGACAGTAAAGCAGGATGGACAAAAGAAAACCTGGAGATGATAGAAAGGTTCGCTCGGAAATTGATCCCGCGCGATAAAATTGTTGGCTATCGGCTGCCACCCCAGGTCCAGGAACATCTTGCAATCCGTTTCGCATACCCTGCATTTCATCATTTCACCCCCTGATATGCGATTTGCCAGTCAACAGGATCGACAAAGTAGGGATGATCGATAGGGAGGCGTTCAAGTTCCGTGAATCCCGCGCCGGTCATGATCTCCACCAGAAGCGCCTCGTTATAGCAGTATCGATGAAGGGATTCCTGGACATATGAATAAATCCATTGATCGTTAAACTCCCTCATGGATTCTGCCGTTGGATTCGCAAGGTGCCGCTTCGCCAGGACATCGAAGTTTGGGACCGTGATAGCAATAGTCCCTCCCGGCCTTAACAGGCCATGCCAGTATTTCAAGGCCCGCTGTCCTTCCTCATGGGTAAGGTGTTCAAGCATGTGACCGCAATAAATCGCATCAACCGAACCCGGCGCATAGGGAAGGTCGAGGGCATTGCAGACAAGATCTGGATTCACGTTTGCGAACTGGTCCACATTGATGAATCCCGGAAGATGATACCGTCCGCACCCGAGATTGAGGCGGATCGAATTATCGACGACAATCTGCCGGTCCCAAAAGTCTGCGCCCCATTTTTCGGCGAGATGGACATCATTTCTTTTGCAGACTTCTCGGTAATCAATCACCCCTGCCGCAGAGAGAGCGTTATAAGTCTGACTACCCTCATGGTGAACATAGACATCATTGACAACTGCAATCCTATACCCTGCCGCCCGTGCTCGGAAACAGAAGTCGATTTCCTCGCCACAGGACGGCCAGAGGGATTCATCGAACGGACCGAGCTCATCGTAAAGGCTGCGCTTGAACATCATGATAATACCGATAAGCCAATTTACCTCGGTCGTCTGTCCTTCGCACTCTTCGGAAAGATGCCCCGCCGCCTCATTCAATTCTTCCTTGTTTCCATAAGGCTCGATTTGCACGCTTTGAATCCCGGCACAGAAGTTTGTCAGCGGGGCGACGATGGAGAAAGTATCGAGATGCGGCAGGAGCTTTTCGGCCCACAGAGGTACACAAATCACATCGTTATTCAGGAGGACGATCACATCCCCTTTCGCCGCCCGGATCCCCTGATTGACGGCCACCGGGAAGCCCTCATTTTTCTCATTGCGGATCATGGTCGTCTCAATGTCTCCGGTGAAAGGTTTCCTGATCGGCGGCGTTGACCCGTTGTCCACTATGATAATTTCATAGTCCTGTGTATTCTCCCGAATGGCGTTGATGCACTCTTCAGTCATGTCGTGCTGATTGTAACAAGGGATAATGATCGAAAGCATTCTTTCCTTTCCGCCTCAGTTCATTGAGACTTTGACTTCATAATCGGTCGGACAATGCCAATTTCCGCCCCCCGCTTCAGGTGTTTCCCCTTCCTCCCAATCCGATCCGGTACTGTTGGCAAACCTCATCCAAATAAGCGTTGCGCCCGTGATGGACAATCCGCCCCTTTTCTCGATTTCGTCAAAAAGGTCATTGCAATACGTATCATTGTCATCGACCTCTTTTGACGACTCCGGATCATCCGAGAAATGGGAAAACTGTACGAGAATTTCTCGGTTATCCTCAGTAAATGTCCGGTCAGGCGTGTGAACCACAATAAAAAATATCGAATAAGGGAAAGGTGTTTCCGCTGGGGCTTTCTTGAAAAAAAGTCTCCCTTGAATAGCCTCCCAAAATGCATTGTGCGCCCCTGTTCCATCTACGGCATTGAACTTCGTCATTATGGCCGTTTTCAGATTCCAGATGATTGCGGAGTCAGACATCTAAGCCGCCTCCTTACAAAGCACGTCCAGCCATTCCCGCCCCTCGTTCGGCGAGGTGATCCCAACGATTGAAAAATAACGGTTTTCAAACTTAATCCTCCAAGACGATCTCATGACCGAGCGCCACCGGATTCTGATCCGGTGAGAGACGACCATCGTCGTGGCTTGCGCCTGAATCTGCTCAGAAGCGGAAACGGGCCACACAGCCGCCCAAACCGTAGCGATATCAGTCCAGACCGTGGTGAACCCGCCGCCTCCATCGGGCACCTTTGTTGAGGCCTGGATTATGATCCGCTTATTTAATTCGTCCGGGGAGGTGGACTTAAAACTCATCGTGCAGCCTATAAGATGAAAGCAAATTCATGATCGCCGGTTGCAAAACCTCGTGCCGGTTTCCGTGATAGTACGCATCCTCTGCCGCAAACCGGACCGCCCGCTTGATGTTTTTCGGCACCAGGGCCGCCGTGGTCCAGCCCGCCGTGAATCTGATCTTGATTGGATTAGAGGGATAGAGACTGCCTGTCGGCCATGTCCCGCCGTAGGGCAAAACTATTTTTCCTATCCCTTCACCATTAGCTTCAATCAAATAGTCGGTTGTCAAGGTGAGCGTCGTTTCGGTCCCGTCGGTATCCTTCCATGAGACCGCAAGGCCCGCGCTCTGAAGATTGCCGAAGGGGAGCTTTGTGAAATCCTCTGCCGGCCAGGCATCCAGGTAGTAATCCCATGTTTGCGAGAGGAGGGCGCGGCGGCAAATATTCTCCACCGCTACCCGGCCATCCGTGATCAGGTCCGTCAGATCATCATCCTCCGCCGTGACAGCAGAATTGACGAGGATCGACGTTCCGAACTCACACGCGGCCAGGAGCACTTTTGAGGCTGTGCGGATGTACTGCTTTGTGCCGGTGTACTGCTTTTTATAATCCGCGTTGTCGTTTGCCGTCGTGACCTGGATGAATGCCCCTCCGGTCCATGCCGTGTATCCTGTGGCCAGTTGATCAGATTCCTCAATCCGGGTGTCAACGGTCCCGGTCGCCCCGTTCGTTCCGTGGTGCACGATGACATCGGCCTGTTTCCCGATCACGGAAATTCCTGTTCCGACGTGGACCGTGTAATTGTCCTGGACGGCGTGCGATCCATAGGCCAGGGACTGTGTCAGGGTGAGGTTGGAATCGAAGGTGCCCGAATCAAGGCGTAAATGGGTTAATAGTTCGGCCCTGCTAATGGGTTCCAAAACCGGGGCGGTGTATAGGCTAATTTTCAAGGTGCAACCTCCTCTTTCGGTTCCGCGCTGGGCCTGCATGATCCCGCCCCGAAAGTCAGGACCGCCCATTTCCAAAAATCGGCCCGCCATGAAAACATCCCGTCCTCTGTGCAGAGATCATGCAGGAGTTGATCGGCGTATTCCTTGTACTTCGCATCGATCAGGCCCAGGCGGATTAATTGATAAAGCGCATCATGCACAAGACTTCCGATCATGCTGTTCTTGGAATCCCATGTCGGCCCCGATGCTCCGTCCCAGGCATAACCGGAATGGATTGTCATTTCTCCCGCCGTGGTCAGAGTTATAAACCGAGCCATGACCGGCTGATCGGCAATCGCCCCGACATTAATATGATAATCCCGCGTAGTCTGATATTTGTACCCACGCCGGAAATATAGGGCCTTGTCGCGCTTCACTTCTTTTTCCTCTTGCGCCTCTGCCGCCTATCTTTTCGGGCCTGTTCTTTCAGCTTGGCTATTGTGCCCTTCATTTGGTTCCTATGGGGCCGCAGTTGTTCAAGCAGACCCGCGTATTGTTGTTATAATCATACTCGATATGCTGTCCCACGGGGCACGATGCAGGGCCGGTATATTCCACTCCCGGCCACGGATACAGGTTATACGCCGGGAGATATTCCGTCGCTGGCGTTGTCATGCCGGACTCCGGCGCTACAACTACCCATTTCCCATCGACCAGCTCGACCTTCTCTTTCTTACCCTCCTTGTTGACCCGATACATCCCGAACGGTGTGGAAATAATCTTTTCCTCAATCGGTGCGGGTGTCGCAGCGAGCACCAGAAACCCCTTGATCGCGTCCAGTTTCGCGCTGATCTCTTT